AAAGAAGAACAATAATATATAATTTATTGTCAAACCCCGTAGGCATAGGCCTATGGGGTGTTTTTGTGATTTTAGCATTGGATAAGTTCGCAAAAAATTCGCATAGTGTGAGAATTTATAAAATTTTGGCATAAAAAAAGAGGCAACCTCTCGGTCAACCCCTTAAAACGGAAAGAACAATAGTTCTTTCATAATATACAAGAGATGGAAAAGTATCTCTTGGAGGCATTCGCCTCTTTCCTTATATACTATATTAATTGCTCTTGGTGTAATAGTCAATCATTTTGTTGAGGGATAGGAAAAAATAAGATAAGGATGGTACATTTCTGTAATGTTTATATTTTCTATCTTTACGTTTTTTAAAGGCAATTAAATCGTTTTTTCTATTATTTTTAATACCTTCACTGCAATATTTAGAATGTAATATAAATAATGAAAGTATATCTATAATTGGTAAAACTTTTAAACTAACTTCTGATAAACCTTGTTTTTGACCAAGTCTTTTTAGTTCGCTTTCCGTTTTCAATTTATATCTAGGAGTTAAATTTAGTAATATGGGCTGACTATGAGCACACTTATTTCTAATATTTTTAGTGAATTTAATAAACTTACCTGCCTTTCTTAATTCGGCGTCATTGGTTCTATCTGAATAGAATTCCACAAATGTAGAAAATTGTCCGAAAGACATTAATTCTAAACACACCCACACTGGTGGATCTTCATAGTATTTTTGAAAACTAGGCATAACAGTGTTATCTCTTTTTATAACAGTAGAAAAAATTTTGTCTAAATCTCCTTGATGATTGTTAATAAAATCTTTCATAATTTGATAACCATCCTCTGAATCGTCATTAGTTATTTTTTCAAGAATGTCTGTTTTAAGTGAGTATTCAATGTCTAAACACATAGGTAATAACATGTAGCGTAATCTCATATCTAAGGTTGCTAAATCAGATAGTGCAGAAAATTCAAAGTTATAATTTCCACTATTATCTTTACGTATGTTTTTTCTGAAAGAAGATAATTTAAAAAAAGTATGTGTTGTTTTTCAGTATCTCTTTAGCTTTGTTTTCATTTATTTCGTTAAATAAAATACCTAGTGATTTTAACTTTTTAATTTGTTCTTCGTAGTTTAATTTTGGTTTTCTGCCCATTTTAACTCCCTATCCCCTCTAATTTATTCATCATATCTTGTGCCATTTTATCCGTAACATGCGTGTATATCTCTAAAGTTGTTTTATAATCACTGTGGCCAACTCTATCTTGTATCGCTTTTAGGTTTATTCCTAATTGCGCAAGTGTAGATATATGTGTGTGACGTAATGTGTGTGTTGTCACATGCTTGTTAATTGAACTTATATCAGTAGCTTCTTTAATAATATTATTCACCTTATTTAAGTCAATAGGGCTGCCAGCAGTGTTAGTAAATATATAACCTCTATCTATGAATTTAGCATTCCACTGATTTTCTTTTTTATTTTCTAGCATGAGCTTTTTAAGTAAATTAATACTTTGAGTTGTGAGGCCTATTGTTCGATAACTCTTACTTGTCTTAGTTGTTTCTTTAACGCCAAATGTTCCAGTTTCTGCATCAGTAACCCAATTTATTGTTCCGTCAATCTCTAGTGTTTTATTCTCAATATTTATATTGTCTGTCTTGATTGCTAGGAGTTCGCCAATGCGCATTCCATTGTTAATTTGAAATTCTACTAATGCTTTTACCATTTCATAGTTACGTTTACGTGTAGCATGACGCTTATGTTTAATTAGATAGTCGAAGCATTGAAGTAACTCCTTTACTTCGCTATCTTCTAAATAGTTATTACGTTTAGCTTGAAGTTCGTTTCTGGTTTGGGCTTTCTTAGGTATATCTATTTTATCTAACACACTAATATCGTGCAGATCATAATATTTAAACGCATATTTGAAAACGGAACGAATAACAATAACAAGAGATTGAACATGGCCAATACTATGTGATTTAGCCCATTCATTAATGATGTTTTGTAAGTAGGTGTGCGTAATCTTGCTGATGAGTACTTTGCTATCAATAGCATTTTTGACTGTATTAGCATTACTTTTCTTTTCTTTAATAGTGGTTGGTTTTGAACCTGAATGTGTCTTGTAATGTTCTAACCATTCATCGCACACATGGTGAAACGTTAATTTTTCAAGTTGTTTCGTGCTATTATGTTTCAAACGTTGCTCAATTATTTTATTTAATTCTAATTGAGCGTCCTTTTGGCTACGTACATTATTCTTGTTACGTGTAACTGATACTGTTTTATACTTGCCAGTTAAAGGGTCTGTATAGCGCTCTAAATAGCGATAAGCCGTACTATTGTTTTTGGTGATTTCACGAACCCACATTTGTCATCCCTCCTTGTCATCTTCGTCGCTTTTTTTCTCTGTAGTTTTTTAGATGGTCGTAGTTTTTCATTGAGATATTTAATATGTATAAAGTATTAATGATGGCTATTAGCAATATAATGATAAAGACAATAATTACTAAACTTTCGAATTTAAAAGGTAATTTGAGCAAAAAAATACCCTAATAATCCTAAATCTTATACTTATCGAATTTCAAAACATATCTCCAATGAAAGTTATTTTTTTTGAATAAAAAGGCTCATTTATTCGTTTTTGTATTCAAAAGACTGTAATTCAACATCGCTCATGCGTGCAATAAATAAATCAAAGTTTTTATCGAAAAACTCTTGTTTATTTTGTATTTTGGTGTATTTGGTATTCATATATGCGTGCACTAAATTTAGGATCATCTTTTTATCATTTTCAGTTAAAACGTTGTAATCTATATCTTCATAATTTGAATTAGTAATTAGTTCTCTTGGAAATAAAATTTCAAAATCGTTTTGCTTTAGATACCAATCGAGATCAAAAATTGGTTTGTTATATAGATGTTTTTGTAAATCTTCTTTGTTATTAGTAAAACTTATTTGTTGATTTTTTTGATAAATCACTCTATTTTTTTCAATTGATTCACTAAGGCTATAAAGTTTCTTTCTTTTATGATTATTCCATTTATTGTTGTATTCGAAAAATTCATCAAGTAATTTTTGGACTTGATTTATATCATAATCAGAGAATTCGTTTTTATCATCATACAAATAATTTGTGATGAAATCTGAAAAAAGATGAGTGGTTTTGATTTCTTGATTAGCTGTTTCGATGAAAAGTGCATTTAATATCTTAAACAAGATTTTTTTTGACGGTTTTTTTTCTGGATTGTTTTGCAATCTACTTATATAAGTAGGTGATACATTTGCTAGTTCACCTAGTTTATTTATAGATAACCCTAAATTATTTCTATATTCATCTAATAATTCTCCAAATTTCATTTATAATCACTCCTTTATATTAATATATTCTACAACTATCTGTGCGTATGTACAAATGAAAATACAAATAATTCATGTTGACACAATTATTGTTTGTTAGTATTATTGTATTGTACATATGAAATATTATAAAAAAAGAAAATGCATATGTACTTTTAAGGAGGTGGTTATATGCGTAATAATTTAAGTCTATTTATGGGAAGAGATCGCATTTCTGCGTCGAAATTAAGTATGGTTACTGGTATATCTAGAACATCTATACACGGTTTGTATCACGAGCGTACTGAGAATCCAGATACAAAAACTGTGATGAAGTTATGTGAACATTTCAACATAACACCAAATGAATTTTTTGGAATTATTGAAAAAGAGGGGGTTAAATAAATGCCTAGAACAAAGTTACAAGATTTTCCATTAAAAGAAAATACAGTTACAGAACCAAAGCAAGTTGTAGTAAATCCGTTGTTTGCGAAACCTAATGCACTAGCTGGTATTTTTGGAATTTCATATAGTTCGGTCAATCGTATTTTAAAAGAGTGGGAAAAAGATTCTAAAGGTGTTGATGATTTGTATTACTCGTTGTCATCAACAATGATTGTTGTCAGTATTCCTCGATTCGAGGAGTACATGAAGGTGCGTCATAAAAAATGGATGTAGGAGGCAAGGCAATGAAAATGTATTTAGCTTATATCTGCTTAGTTTCATTGTTAACAATACTATTACTAGCAATATCTAACATGTATGTCGCTTTTAGTGTGTACGGCATGATGGTAACTTATGGATTTAATTTAACAGGAGGATTAGAAAATGAATAATGAACAAAAAGAAGTAATTAAAGATATTTATAGTAGTTTGGAATCAGTAGTTAATAACGAGTCAACGGAATACATCCATAAAATTAAAGACGGTAAGAAAGAATGGACAGAAACAGTAAACCGTGAGCAACATTTACAAGCGATTATCGAGTGGACATTGCAACAAATAGAAAATAATTTTGAATTTGAAGAGGAGAATGAATAAGATGAATAAATTAACTAAACAGGAATACAAAAACATTGAAAATAAATTGAATTACGATCATATGGTAAATGGTAAAAAACGCACTAATAAAATAAACAAACTCTTACAAAGAGAACATGATAGAGATGCTTCAATTATTAAAAGTGAATACCCTAGACTAAGTGATGGTGAGATATCAGAAGTTATTGTGGATTATAGAACTTATAAGGAGCTTGTAATAGCAACAGAAACTTTTGTTGATTTCCCTATAAATTATGAGGATTCAAATGTATGTCAGTTCATTACTAAGGAAGATATTGAAGATCTGAAATCAGCAATTGAAGAAATGACAAGTTTCATTGAAAATTTGGAGGAATTATAAATGAATTGGGAGATTAGAATTTTAATGGGCGATATAGGGATAGTAAAAGAAAAGTTGGAAGATGTAGCGACTGCACATACATGGTTTGTAGATGAACGATTTACGAAGAGATCGTTAAAAACTAAAGAAGAAGTGGTTAATTACGGTCTAACGTATAACGAACATAGAATTCACAACGAACAAGTTACAGAATTAATGCTTACTTATTTGAAAGAATTAGACGGTTTAATGAATAAATTTCATGAAATAGAAAAAGCGTCATCTGAGAACTTTGGCGAGGAATCAGATGACGCGCAGAAATTAAAAATTACAGAGTAATTAATAAAAAGAACTATTTTTATTATAACATTTTTTACTCTGTGAATCACTAGAGGTGCAAAAAATGAATGAAATTAAATTAGAATATGACACACATGTTTCAGTGGTACATTATGAAAGTTTAGACTCACGTTCATTTAAGAGCTTTTCAAAACCTAAATGGAGTAAGTTAATTAATAAACTGTCTGTGCCTATAGAAGCAAATTATAAGTATGCACGTGGTGTTGCTGTTTACGGTGATATTAAAAACGGTGCAAATGATCATGATGAAATTATCAAAAAGCATCGCAATGACGTTAATGTCGTATACAGAGATGTGATTGTACTTGATTACGATGAAATAAATGATTTAAAGCAATTACATGAAGCAATCAGCTCAGCTTTAAGCAATGTTGCATGGTTTTGGCACACAAGTTACTCGCACAGAACTGAACAAGCTAGAATACGCCTGTATATCCCTCTAAATGAGCGAATAAGTGCAGATGATTATCGTAAATATTCAAAGGTATTAGCAAACAAAATTGGTCATAAAGTGGATGAAGGTTCATATCAGCCAAGTAGATGTTTTGCATTACCAGTTATTCAAAAAGGACACATATTTATTAAGCGAGTGAATGACTGTCCAATTATCGATGTTGATATGCTCGAACAGTGGTCAAAGGAGTTTGAACAATCAAATGGTAGTCCTAATATCAAAGGGTACACACGACGTGATAGTGCGTATTGGCGAGATATAGCTTTTGGTGTAAGTGAGGGAGAGCGCAATTCAACATTGGCTTCAATTACAGGTTATCTTTTGCGTAGGTATGTAGATCCAAACTTAGTTTATGGGTTAGTGAGTGCGTGGGCAAGTGTATGCAAACCACCTATTAATCAAAGTGAAGTAAACAATACTTTTAAAAGTATTTTGAAAAAAGATAGTAAAAGCAGTTAGAAATGGAGGTTTTTGTTTGGAAAATGTAACAAATGATGAAGTGTTTGAAATGATTGATAGTAGAACCGGTGTTTTAAATGCTAATGATTGGAAAAGTCAATTAAGGCGTTCTGCCACTACACAAGCATTGAAAAAAACGACTACAAATGCTGAAATCATATTGTGTAATGATGAGAGTTTAAAAGGGCTAGTACAATATGACGCTTTTGAAAAAGTAACCAAGCTGAAACGTCTACCGTATTGGAGGTCAAAAGGGGATGCGAATTATTATTGGGCTGATATAGATACCACACATGTGATTTCACATATTGATAAATTGTATAATGTGCAGTTTAGCCGCGATCTTATTGATACTGTAATTGAAAAGGAAGCATATCAAAATAGATTCCACCCTATTAAATCGATGATTGAATCTAAGTCATGGGATGGAATCAAAAGAATTGAAACGCTCTTCATTGATTATTTAGGTGCTGAAGATAATCACTACAATCGAGAAGTTACAAAGAAATGGATGATGGGTGCAGTTGCTAGAATCTATCAGCCAGGTATTAAATATGATTCCATGATTATTTTATATGGTGGTCAAGGTGTTGGGAAATCTACGGCAGTGAGTAAATTGGGAGGTCATTGGTATAACCAAAGTATTAAAACGTTTAAAGGTGATGAGGTCTATAAGAAATTGCAGGGTTCTTGGATATGTGAAATTGAAGAACTGTCGGCATTTCAAAAGTCTACTATTGAAGATATTAAGGGTTTTATAAGTGCCATTGTAGATATTTATAGAGCTTCGTATGGTAAACGCACAGAGCGTCATCCTAGACAGTGTGTGTTTGTAGGGACAACCAATAACTATGAGTTTTTAAAAGACCAAACAGGCAATCGTCGTTTTTTCCCTATTACGACAGATAAAAATAAAGCAACTAAAAGCCCATTTGACGATCTAACACCAGTTGTTGTGCAACAAATGTTTGCCGAAGCTAAAGTATATTTTGATGAGAATCCGACGGATAAAGCATTGTTGCTAGATAAAGAAGCGAGTGAAATGGCTTTAAAAGTCCAAGAAGCTCATTCTGAAAAAGATGCTTTAGTTGGAGAAATAGAAGAATTTCTTGAACGTCCTATTCCGTCAGACTATTGGTATAGAACGTTAGAAGAAAAAAGAGTGTCTGCGCATGATGTTATAGACCAAGACTATATTAAATTATATGGTGATGGTAAATTGATTGAATTACCGAATGCAAAACCAGGTGCTTATGTATGGCGTGACAAGGTATGTAGCATGGAAATTTGGAAAGTGATGATGAAACGAGATGACCAACCACAACAACACCATTTAAGAAAAATTGATGAAGCGTTAAGAAATACAAATTATTGTGACACTGTGAAAAAGCAAACGCGATATGGTGAAGGTATTGGTAAGCAATATGGCTTTAGTGTAGATTTAGCTTCTTATTATCAGAAACTTAAAGTTTAGACATCTTATTTTTAGGACAGTAAGACACTTATAAGACAAGTTTAAGACACCCGCAATCCCTTGTGGGAGTATATGCCATGCTATAAGTGTCTTGGTGTCTTGATAGTTTTTAGGGTAAAGTTTTATAAAAATTATTTACACAATATACAAAATATATAAATGTAGGTCGTAAACAGTGAGACAGTGAGACAGATTAAGTGAAGCCCTTGAGGGAGTAAGTGTAAAAAGAAGTTCATAAGTGTCTTGAATTGCTATTCGAATAAGACAGTGAGGCACCTATCAAAAATTAGGAGGAAGAAAATGAATAAAAATCAATTAAAGTCAGAAATTTTAGAATATATAAAGACGCATGATGGTACATCATTTGTAGAAATAGAACGTGTATTTGAAGAAAATAATTTTGATTACAAAGGTGTCGGCGCATATACAAGTGGTCAACATCCTAATGTTGTGTTTTGGGTTGGGTGGAATCAAGAAGCGTTTGATGTTATCGCTGAACTTAAAAAAGATGGACATATTGAGATGGATATTTGTGAGCCAATTGTTTATATGGTTGATGGTAAAGGTTTGGATTTGCCTATTGTAAGGTCGAAAAACATTAAAACAGATCATTGGCTACCTGTCACGTTTACTATTAGTAAGAAAGAAACGGAGTGTGTCTAATATGAATGACAAAGAGAAAATTTATAATCAACTTCATCATGATGCACCAATTCAAATTATACCAGCACCCGAAAATTTATTTGTCGAATATATAGAAGCTGATGAAGTATGGTATTCACCAGTTGTATGTATGGCTTTAAGTAAAGCGCATAATATTAATTTTTATGACAGTGATGATGTGGGGTGCATTGATAAAGCAGCCACATGTAGCATTAAAAAATTTAATCCTGAGACAGGTGAGTTTGAACAATTCAGCAAAATGGCTCAAAAGGAGATAACGCAATGAACATAGAAACTGTAGTAAATGAATTTGAAACACGAGCAGGCACGTTATTAAGGTATTACACAGGTTTATTAGAAAGTAGTAGAGAAACGCATTTCGCTTTCAAAATATATAATGATCCATTTGATATGGCATACGTGATGATGAATGGGAAGTTATTCGGTCATGTATATATTAAAGATTGTAAAGTAAGGCAATCATTTGAATTAGCGTCACCTAAGCACACTGAGGGGCTTATAAGAAGCATAGAGGGGCATTATGTAGGTTATGAATTACATGACGGTAAACAGCTTTCTATTAGCGATATGATGGCCAGTCAATTATTTGAAGATGAGTATTTTATGTATGGATTACAAACATATGCAGAATCAAATAATAGTGATGTGTTTGAGTACCTAGAAAATGGATTTGATACAGATACACTTGAGGGCATTCAATCGAGTAATACTGATGTGATAGCGAATATTGAAATGTTGTATCAGTTAGCTACGGGAATCAATGAACCAGCAACGGAATTAGTAGAGGGATTAAAATTAGTAACTGAGTTTGTACAAGATGAGAATGCGACACAAGAGGATTACACGGCGTTAGAACGTAAATTGAATGATCTAAAAGCGTCTTATTATAGTATAAGTAAATAATGTTATGTGGGGTCACATGTAGTGTGTGACTCCTTATAAAAAAACGGCAAGGTTTGTACAAGGTATAGAAGTTTAAAATGGTAAGGTTTTCGGAAGGTGTTGGCTTTTAAAACCCAAAAGTTTCCCAAAGGTGCGCAGACTCTGAGAACAATGAAATAGGAAGGTGTACAAGGTTAAAAAAGCGAGGTACAGAACTTTAAAATAGTAAGTTTGAGGTAGAAAGAAAACAATGTTTTATACCAGGGTTGCAAAATGGTGAGAAAAGGGGTAAATGCGAGCAATTGAATCAAGAAGAAGTGAAAAACCCAAGCTTTTCCGTAGGTTATAAGAATAGTGCGATTTTAGATAGGTACGAAGAATTGCGTCAAGAAGGAAACTAAAGGTAAGTGGTTTTTGATATTGATAAAAGTAATAAGGTTTTAATAAGGTATAAAAAATTTAAAAAGATAATATATGTTAATGTTTGTTATTTTTGAAGAGGGCAAAAGTTTTGTTGTTCGTATTTTGTTCGTGTAAAAAATGGGAACTTAAGTTCTATAGAAACTACTACCTTTTACTACGGAATTTCTTTTGCTTATTGTTTTAAGAGGGATAGGAATGATGCTAAACACCTGATATAATGCGGTTTATAGCGAACATAAGTTTGATTTAGATGTGTGGAATTGGTATAATTAGAGTAAGCAAACAACAGAAAGCGTGGTGAGACAATGAGTGAATTTGAAGTAAAAGAAAAGACGTACAACTTACCGAATGAACACCGCCAAGTACTCAATGTGATAAGAAATACGTCTAATAAATATATTACTAAAACAAAGCTGCTTAATCAATTAGGATATGAAGTGAATAAGGCTAACAATAGATGGTTAACACAAGTCATTACAAGCTTAATCATTAATTATCATTATCCTATCGGATATAGCTATAAAAAAGATACTAGAGGCTATTACATCATTAAAACACAAGCTGATAAGATAGAAGCTATCAAAAGTATTAAGGGCTTAATTGAGGGCAGTCAGAACCGTTTAAAAGCCCTAGAAGAAATTGAAGTGTAACATGATAACTATGAAATGAAAGAGGGTAACATAAATGAAAACAAATCATTTATTTGAAAAATATTCCGATGAAGTAAAAGGCTACAAAGAAGAAATTAATAATTTAGAATCTAAAATTGAAAATACTACAAAAACTATTGAAGATCTATCTTCCAAATATAAAGACTATATAAAAGTTGGCAACGATAATGAGGCTGATAAGACGTTTAATAAGATTTCAAAATTAGAAGATGAGAAAGCAAAAGATAATAAAAGATTTGAAATTAAAAAGGAATTATTTAACAGCATTAAGCGCGAAAAACTCATAGACTTATTGTTGAATAGGAAGAATATTCCTGAGTTATATCAAGAGGAAGCACAAAGTTTAGCGCGTGAATTAGAAGGTACAATCAAACAGTTTAATAATGTTATTGATAAAATCAACAATATGAATGAAGAATATCGAGAAGATATGTATAAGTTCGATTCCTTGATAGATCAAAATGAAATGAAAAAAGATAATTTATTTAGACAACGATATGGCGAAGTGATTGTACTTTACCTCAACAACTTTCTTATTAATACAAAATCAATTCGTTTCAATGAACACAAAAAATTGGAGGTTAAGAAATAATGCAATTTAGTAAAACATTAGAAGCAATAAACAATGCTGAATTAGATGAAAACCAACGCTTATCTATTTTAGAAGCACTTAAAGAAGATGTGAACGATGAGGAAAAAAGAAACGTAAGAGATGTTCCAACTATTTCAGATTTAGCTGATAAAGTAAATATTAGAAAAAACAAATAGACAAAAGCCAAGCCTTAATTGGTTTGGCTTTATTAACTAGTGGGGTGGATAAATGAAACTGAGTAAATCTAAGAACGTTTTTTATTATCGTAATAGCGACAATAAATTATCTGAGTATCAACTATTAACGCAATTTAACCCAGCATTTATTAATAAAAAAATTAAGATGTGTGAATTCCAAATTGAAAGTATGTACCATATGAGTGCGTCGACCACAACATGTGATGAAATAATGGGGGTCGTGTCTGTCTCATATCCAATTGAAAAACTAGTTATCAAAATTATTGAAACAAAGGCAAGATTACAAAACTATAAAAATCGATCTATAAGTAATATGGTGTTGTTGAAAACGGTACTAAATCATTATACAGAAAAAGAGCAGAAGCAAGTTGTAAAATATATGCGTTCAAATGGACGATATAAGCCCTTCAACGTCATTGAACGCTTACAGGTTGATTTGTATCAAGCAAGTATTAAACAACGTTCAGAACGTCAAAAACAAAGAAATACAGCAATTGAAAACAGTAAGATTGCACGAGTAAATGCATATCACCAATCTTCATATGTAAAAGTGGTGTAACAATGGATAAAAAGCAAATAAAAGACTTCGTTTGTGATTATCATAAGCGAACTAGAAGTGATGTATTAATAGATGATGATATAAATACTGATGAATTCTTTTCAATAGGTGATGAAAATTCTAATGAATGGATGGCAGACGATAACATTGATGATCATATTGTAAAGAATCACTTAGAAATGATTGTTGACCAAGTAGCTAATGATAAAGAGTTTTATATTTTCGATTCTTTAATACAAGGACGTAGTTTTAAAGATATTAGCAATGTCTTAGAGTGTTCAGAACAATCTGTAAGATTATGGTATGAAACCTTATTAGATAAAATTGTGGAGGTGATAGAATGAGTGAGTTAACGGCAAAACAAGCGCGTTTTGTGAATGAGTATATAAGAACACTTAATGTAACACAAAGTGCCATAAAAGCAGGCTATAGCGCAAATAGTGCACATGTGACAGGATGTAGGTTATTGAAGAAGCCACACATCAAGCAATATATACAAGAACAAAAAGATAAGGTTATAGAAGAGAATGTATTAACCGCAAAAGAGTTACTACATGTGCTTACGAATGCGGCAGTCGGTGATGAAACAGAAACGAAAGAAGTTGTGGTCAAACGTGGAGAATATAAAGAGAATCCACAAAGTGGCAAAGTACAGTTAGTCTATAACGAACATGTTGAACTGGTAGAGGTGCCAATTAAGCCAAGTGATCGTTTAAAAGCTCGTGATATGTTGGGTAAATACCATAAGTTATTTACAGATAAGCATGATATTAACGGGAACGTGCCTATATTCATTAATATTGGTGAATGGGATGGCGATGATGAAGATTTAGATAAGACGGTACAAGAGGTATCTAACGCTAATCCTAATCATACTGTGATTGTGGATGATATACCGTTAGAGGATTGATTACAGTAAAAACGATTATCATATTGAGTTAGTGAGGATTAGTTTACTAATTCACCCTAGCTTTATATTAAAGCGTTATAAAGATAAAAGGGAGAACGCTTATTATAATTAACGGACTCCCTTTATTAATAATTATTACAGAAAAAGTGGTAAATTAATTAATTTCTGCTTCTATAGTTTTTATTTCATCAATATTTATAGGTGGTTTTTCAGTATTGTATTCAAACTTTTTAGATAAATCACTTTGATATGTGGATCCGTCATTCATTGTTATTTTCCAATAACCACCCGTTTTATCGCTTGAACGATATAATCCATGTATTTGAGTTAGCTGATGACGAATTTCAAAGTCTAAAGTTGATATAGCTAATTGTTTTTTATCGAACTTTGGCCAATACTTTAAGGGGCTATCTTTACCATGAACCTTAACTTTTAAAGGTAGTTCTATTGGAGTAGGTAATTTTTCAGTATTTGTAACGCCACTTATTTGGAAATGGATATAAGTTCCTTCGCTAGTATGTTGGCTTTTTTTAGTTCTTTTTGTGTTTAAGTCAACTTTTTCCCCTTTTGTAAAAGCAGGGCTATAATAAGGACTCGGAAAAATTATAAGGCTGATGCTGCCATCTGTGTTTTTTATACGCATAGATCCTAAGGAATTATCTAAAACTTCACTATTTGTAAAAGTGTCAGACCCACTACTATACCAGTCTAGCAAATCCTTTATATTATCGTTTGTAGATGCTTTTGCAGTTTTGATTATTTGATTAGATGATAAGGGAACAGGGGTAAAATCTGTAGCGATTGTCGCAAGCAACAAAGGGCTTACGATAAAAAAATTCATTAGTAATTTTTTATTCATTTTTAATTCTCCTTCATTCAAATGTGTAAACGTTTACATATAGAATGTATAAATATTATTTAAATGAATCAATTAACCATCTCTAAATTATTGTTTAAATATATATTAATTAAAAAGTGTTTGTTACATAGGGAGCTATATCAAAAAAATATAGATTTAAACAACATTTTAAAGTTACAAATAGCAAAAAACAAAGTGTGAGTGGTCATTTAAAGAATATTAATTAATATAAGTTTGAATTAGTTATATTCTTTAAAGTCACTTTCTAGTGGCGTTTTTTACGCTGAGAAACGTCCTGTGTTGCAGTGAGGAATGAGTTTTAATAACTATGTATGCAAAATGTATATATTACATTGTTAAATTCGACATCATCAAAGGCTGGTCAGTCGATATTTGAAATTGGTTAAAGATTGAAACGTGTGAAAGAAAATGACTTAGCGCATGGAGATTTTAGACTGTGGCTTGAAAAAATTGGATTAAGCAAATCATCAGCTAATAGATTTATGAAAATAGCTGAAAATCCAGAATTAAATGTCCCACCGGTGGGACATATGGGCGCGAGTGTCTTATACTAATTAGCAACATTACCGCAAGAAGAGAGAGAAAAAGAGCATATCACTAAAGATGGCGAAACTAAAATTCCATACTAAATGTTTATGAATTTCACAACTCGCCTTATGAAACAGGATATATTAAATTTATAGAAAATGAGAATAGCTTTTGGTATGACATGATGCCTGCACCAGGAGATAAATTTGACCAATCTAAATATTTAATGATGTACAATGACAATAAAATGGTTGATTCTAAAGATGTGAAGATTGAAGTTTATCTTACGACAAAGAAAAAGTGAAATTATATTTTAGAAAAGTAAATATGAAGAGTTAGTAATTAAGGCAGGCACTTATAGAGTACCTGCCTTTTCTAATATTATTTAGTTATAGTTATTTTTGTTATATCTCTCTGATTTAGCATGAACCTCTTGTTGCCATTATAGTCACTTCCAACTTTAGCTGAAATTGGGGGATCATTTTCATCTTTACTATGAATAGTTACTGTATCGCCGTTTTTAACGATATTCTTTTCTTTTAATTTATCTGTTAATTTTTTCCAAGCTTCATTAGCATCTATTGTCTTTCCGTTTGGATTAACTCTTGTAATATCGACAGTGTTAACACTATCAGTGTTAACAGTACTATTATTAGAAGTACTAAGCTTGTCCAAATTGGCAGTGCCAGTAATGCTATGCTCACCACCATTATTTAAATTGTACGTAACACCAACTGTCTCATTTGCTGTATTATCGATAATATTTGCTTCTTTCAAAGCATCTCTTACATTTTTCCACAACTGTCCGTCTGTTGTTTCAGCAGCTTTTGCAACGTTATTAATACCATTATAATTTGAAGAAGAATGAAAACCTGAACCTACTGTTGTTAAAACTAAAGCACTTGCTATCAATGTTTTTGTTAATAGTTTTTTATTCATTTTAATCTCTCCTATAATTTATTCTGCAATCGATTACAAATAAAATTTACAATTATTATTTAGATAAATCAATTAACTGATTATTAACAAAAATATAAAATTTTATCATTAAAATATAATAATTTTGAGCTAGGAATATTCGTCATTTATGCTATAATCATTTTAGACACAGTAATGTGTTCAAATTTTCATCTATTCGTAAGTTAGCCTTCGGGCTGACTTTTTATTTCCATTATTCACATGTTAATCTTGTTGTTATTTAGGCAGGTACTTCGGTACTTGCCTATTTTTTTATGTTATAATTACATGTGTATATAGTAGGAGTGAACTATATAGCCCGGCAGAGGCCATATATCTGGCTGTTGGTCTCACAGGAGACATCTTCCTTGTCATCACTCATATACATATATCTTGATAACATAGAGTTGTTATAGTCGCTACGCCACTCATACTAGTTACTGGGTGGTTGTTTTTTTATGTTCGTATTTACGTTCGTATGATTTTTATTATATCCTATAAATAATATTGTATTAAATGTAAGGTGAAAGGGGTATAATAATGTATGAATATGAATCAAAATATCCAAATCCTAATGATTTTCAATGTCCTCCAAAAGAAGCAAATTTCGCTGAAGGTATAACATTTTATAAATGTAGCGACACATATGAATTGCCAAGCCAGTACATGGAACCTATGATAGAAAAAGGTTCAAGATTTCCTAAAAACAATGAAGAAAGATGTTTAATGTGTGGTCATTCTGTCTTTGTGGATGATAAGGATATATTTGAATTGATTAACAAAAAAGGTAGAATAGCAAAAGGAATAAAAGATAAATGGAGATTTGTCTTTTATTTTGAAGGAAGCCAATTTAGTAAATATAAATTTACACCTTCAAAAAGTAATAAAAAGCACTATACATATTGGCATTATGGGAGTAACGATATAATATATAGCTATAAGAGTGCTATAAACGAATGAAAGGAGTGGTGATATGACAATAGTATTCTCAAAATTAATTGACGTATTTGATGAATTCATGTATCCCACTTTCTTTTCATACGAAGCAATAGTGGGTGAGAAAACTAAAATATTTATAACTTTATTCGCATATTATGATGAAAATAGTAGGAAAGACTATTTTTTTAATGTGCCAGTAAATAAAAAGAAATATGAACAACTTATAAATGGTGAAATTGAAATTAGGTCTTTGTTTGTAAACAATAAAGATGGTTTTTTTACAGAAGGTTCACCTGAAAGTGTAGCAATTATAGAACCTATACATTTAAACGTTAACACTGTCGATTATTTACCAGAAAAAAATTTATTCATGGTATATGATGATGAATTTTTGATTGTCGATATAGAAGAAATGAATTCCGAGTTAGATAATAGTGAAACTGTAGAGAAATTATTTGACTTAAACATTGGTAAACAAATAAATTCATCAGAATATAATAATAAAGAAGGTTTAATGATTGCTTTTAGTAATGATAATCAAATTATAAAAGCAGATTCGTTAGGAGTATTGATAACCAAGACGAGTGAATTGTTTAATAAAATAAGTAATAATTTATTAAATTTAAATGTAGTTAAACCTTTTGAAAGTAGTTTTGGTATTTCTTTGGAATTTGATTCATTAAATTTAGACATTAATGATAACGAAATATATATCAATAAGTTTTTAAACCTTCTAAACTTTGTTTCTAATGATAAAAAAGAAGATTTTTTCAATGAATTTTTAGGGTTGTACTCTATCAAAGAAAAAGATGAGTTCTTAAATATTCTTAATGAATTAAGTTCTAATGACATAGAAATGAAAAGTATGTATTATAACAATATAAATGGAATTTATAAAGGCAGTATATTGAAACCATCAGAAGCCAAAAAATTTATAAATAGAGTTTATAATACAACAGAAACAAAAGAAACTTTAAATATCAATAATGCAACTATATATAAAATAGATGTAAAAAATAACTCATTTGGAGTTATAATCGATAATGATATTTATACTGGAAAATTAGGAGAAAGTTTACAAGACAAAGAAGAAACACAATTTACTGTTCCTTCAGAAAAAAATGTTGTTTTAACACAGATATTTAAAAAAGACGAATTTACTAAAAAAGAAAGAAAGCATTACATATTAGAATCTATAAACTAATTCACACCCACCACACCCTAACCGGTGTGGTTATTTTTATTCCCACAAAACCAACAAAACCACACCACCTATTAATTTAGGAGTGTGGTTATTATAAAGGCGAAAAAAAGGCGTAATTGTGAAACTAGGGGCAAGGGGGTAGTATGTTCGCAAAAAGTTCGCAAAGTTACGAAATAGTGTGCATGTTCATAGACTTTCAAAATGAAAATTATGACTATAAATCATTGATTTAATAGCATTTTGAACACTAGTGATTATTCATAAAATAGCAGTATATAAAAGAAGAACAATAATATATAATTTATTGTCAAACCCCGTAGGCATAGGC